TTACCCATTTGGAATTTATAGTTCAGGTGGTCCATTGGAGTCTCAATACTTTGCTTCAGGAGCAGCAGACCAAGTAGCTTTCACATACAAGAGATTAGGCGGTGATGTTTTAGATATTGAATTAACTCAAGGAAATGTTTTTGCTGCTTATGAAGAAGCCGTTTTAGAATACTCCTACATAATCAATCTACACCAAGCCAAGAATGCCCTCTCAAACGTCCTAGGATCGGCCACAGCGAGCTTTGATCATAATGGTAACCCCATTGCTGGTGATGCTCAAAATCTCAAAGCAGAGCTTAAATACCCCAAGTTTAAATTAAGTTATCCTGTAAGAGTTGCTAGAGGGTTATCTCACTATGCTGGACTTAATGGAGATGTAAGACACTACTCAGCCAGCTTTGTTCCTACAAGCTCTGTTCAAGATTATGATTTACAGTCTATTATTTCATCTAGTTTCCCAGAACTTATTACAGATAATCAAAGAGCAGTAATAACAAATGTTTATTATAAGACTCCATTTACTATGTGGAGATTCTTTGCTTATTATGGAGCCCTCAATGTAATTGGCAACCTATCAACTTATGGTCAATACTCAGATGATTCTACATTTGAAGTAGTTCCAACTTGGCAAAATAAAGCTCAAGCAATGGCTTACGAGGATTCAATCTATACAAGAGTCAGTCATTATTCATTTGAATTAATGGACAATAGATTGAGACTATTCCCAATGCCAGAATCTGGTCAAATGCCTGATAAGTTTTGGTTTAGATTCTATGTTGAAGGTGGAGCCTATGATCAAGATCCAACTAGAAAAGAAGGCATGGATGGTGTTAATAACTTAAACACTCTACCATTTAACAACATTTCCTACACAAACATCAACTCTATTGGTAAGCAGTGGATTCGCCGCTATGCCCTTGCTTTAACTAAAGAGATGCTAGGACAGATTAGAGGCAAGTTTGGAGGCTCTGTGCCCATCCCAGGCGATTCTGTGAACCTAAATGCTGGCGATCTATTAGGTCAAGCTAGCTCAGAGAAAGAAGCTCTTAAAGCAGAATTAAAAGATATCTTAGATCAACTAACTTATGTTGAATTAGCAAAGAAAGATGCCGAACTAGTAAAGAACAATGACGAGTTACTTGCTAAGATACCATTACCAATTTATCAAGGATAATTAAATGCCAGATCCAGAAAACAAATGGGAACAACCAGCAGCGCCTCCAGGCCCAGTCTTTTTTAACAAGAAAGAAAGAGACTTTGTTAAGCAAGTCACTTCAGAAATAACTGATAGAGTTGTTGCTCAACCTATTGCTTATTATCCAATAAGTGTAGAACATTCCAACTTTCACCCTCTTTATGGTGAAGCAATAGAGAAAACATTCCTACCACCTATTAGAGTTTATGCTCTTGTAACTTTTGAAGGAATTCAAACTGAGACTTCGGATTTTGGTGTTGATAAAAGAGCAACCATTAATGTAAAGTTTCACAAAAGAAGATTGGGCGAAGATCAAAATGTTTTCGTAAGAGAAGGTGATTATGTTCTTTATGGTGACATCTATTATGAAATAACTGAACTGAATGAACCAAAACAATTATTTGGACAAGTTGATTTCCGTTATGAAATAGAAGCTAAATGTGTAAGAGCAAGAAAGGGAAAGTTCAATGCCAAATAAACTAAACAAACTAATCAACGAAACAATTAAACAAGTTCTGCTTGAAGTAACAATGGAACAAGCCGAAGCTCGTTTTAATTCTAAAGCTTTTCGTAAAGCTTGTGAAAGACTCAAAGTAAGACCCAGTTTTGTTGAAGGGCACATAAAGCGAAAGCAACCAATAGACATTTCGGAACGGTTTAAACCAGATGCTTTGTGGTGGTCAATAGCTACTTTTATTAGAGAGGCTAATACCAGCGAAGGCGGTATTTCAATTCCATTTAGAGGCCCAAAAGCCTTAGAAACCTTCTTTCAAATTAAGGAAGCTGGCAAAAGCTCCATCTTGAGCCAGCCAGACCTTAACAAAATATTGAGTTGGGATGAACTTATTGAAGTAATAGAAGAAGCTGACTCAGCTTGGGAAGCTTACAAACAATCAAAAGCTAGCAAAGACTGGGAAGCCGGCTCAAACCTAATCTATGAAGATGACAACTGGCAAGTATTTATACCAGAAAACAAAGGCGCAGCTTGCAAACTAGGAAAAGGCACAGACTGGTGTACTGCCGCACCGGGCCTAGACTATTATGAGCAGTATCATAGCAAGGAAGACCCGCTAATTATTTTCATAAACAAACAAGACCCAGAAGATAAATACCAGTTCCACTATAAAACTAATCAATTTATGGACAGGTATGATGAAGATATTAGTGATAAACAACTGTTTTACCAGCTTAACAATATAGTTAAAAGCTTGGCAGATAAACTACCAAAGGAAACAATAAAACAAGCTAGCGAGTATCAATACGAAGATTTACCAGATGGTGGTTATAAAACAATAGCCCCGGAAAAAGTAACCTATTATAATAAAGAAGGAAACTATCACCGTGAAGATGGCCCGGCTGTTGAAGATTCAAGAGGTCACAAGTTCTGGTATCTAAACGGAAAGCGTCACCGTGAAGATGGCCCGGCTTTTGAATGGGCAAGCGGCAAAAAAGCATGGTTCCTAAACGGAAACCTTCACCGTGAAGATGGCCCGGCTATTGAATATGCAGACGGCTCCAAGTCATGGTATCTAAACGGAATAAGACTAACTCAAGATCAATGGAAACAAGCTATCCAACAATTAAAGAAAGAAAAAAGCCTAAGAGAACATTTTAGGAGATTTGTATAATGCCAAATAAATCAACAAAAGAAAAAGCTTTAAGTCCTTCTACTCTAGAAACGGTTGATTTTGCCCTTTACAATTGGCTCAACGAAACTCTGAACATTTACACCGATTCTAACGAAGGCCGTAGAAAGGTTCCTATTATTTGGATTACAGCCGAAAGAGCATTTCAAGTTAAAAGTGACAAAGAGCTAAGAGAGATAGATTCACAATCTATTATCTATCCTGCGATGGTAATTGAGAGAACTTCAGTTTCCAAAACAAATGCGAATGAAAGAGTTATCCCAGGGAACATCTTTCCTCAAATGGACAGAAAGCGAGGAGCCTTTCCTCTTTATAGAAGAGTGGTAAAAGATAAAACACAGAATTTTCAAAATGCCCAAGCTAAAAGATTCACAAATCAAACTCAAGAAACATTCAAATTGCCTTTTGAGTCAAATGAAGTTGTTTATGAAACCCTTTACACTGGTTATCCTGTCTTCTTAAACATGAACTATGTTATCAAGATAAGAACTGATTACATTCAACAATTAAACGAAGTTTTGTTGCCATTCCAAAGATTCACTGGAGGCATTAACCAATTCATAGTTGGTTATGAAAATCATAAGTACGAAGCTTTTATCGAAGATGATTATTCAATTGAAAGTAACTCATCCAATTTAGGTGGAGAAGAGAAAAAGTTTGATGCTCAAATTAAAATAAAAGTCTTAGGTTATGTTACTTCAGATGGAATAAATCAAGACACTCCTTATATCATAAGCAGAGAATCGCCAGCCAAGATTAGATTCACTAGAGAAAGAGTAATGTTAGGCGAAAAGAACCCTAATAACAAAGATGGATTCTTTAGACCATAGCATTTTGGCTTTTGAAAAACTATTTACAATAGACATTCGTGTAAGGAGTTTTAACACATGGCAGTTTCAGCTAAGAACTTTAAATTTATTTCACCTGGAATCAGAATCGAGGAAATCGACCGCTCACAGATCCCAGCAGACGATCCAGCTATCGGAGCTTGCATAATTGGTAGATCTAGAAGAGGCCCTGCTTTTACCCCTGTAGAAGTAAGAAGTTTCTCAGATTTCGTTTCAGTTTTCGGTGAGCCAGTAGCCGGTGGTAATGGCGGTGATGTTTGGAGAGAAGGCAATTACACTTCTCCAATGTATGCAACTTATGCAGCCCAGTCATGGTTAAAAAACGGCGAAGCCCTTACATTTCTAAGAACTCTTGGAGTTGAGTCAGACAATAAAGTATCTGCCGGTGCTGCTGGCTGGAAAGTCGGTACTGCCACTTTCAAAACAGCCTATAATGCGAGTGACAACGCAGGCGGTGCTTACGCTCTTATTGTAGCTCCTTCCGGTACTATAGGAAATTCCCATACAGCTTCTGTTGCGGCTATTTGGTATTTAGAACAAGGTTCGATGGCTCTAAGTGGAACGACTGTTTCAGCCGGCCCAGCCGGCGCCGTCGGCACTCCTTTAGCCTCATCCTCTATTGTCTTAGGAACAAGTGGTTCTAAATTTAAAGTTGTTTTTGAAACAGGAAAAAACCTTCCAAGCGGAACATTTGAATTTGATTTTAACAAAGGAAGCTCAACCTATATTAGAAAGGTGTTTAACACAGATCCTACACTACTTGGTAGAAATGGGGTATCAAATGGAGAAATAAAATACTTCTTAGGAGAGACGTTTGAAAATTCGGTAACATCGACGGGGAACTATTTTGCAGCGATTGTTGGCTTAGGAACCGGGACATTGGGAACTCTGTCCGATGTTATACAACATGACGTTCAAAAAGCAGCCCTTGAGGCTTCTACTTATGCTAAATCTGGCTGGTTTTTAAGTCAGGATCTTTCATCAGATACTGCTTCGTGGGATAGTACCACTCCAGCAGCCAATATTACAAACGGCAGAATTAAAAAATTATTTCGATTTGTTGGGCTTGACGCTGGCGAATGGACTCAGCAAAACCTCAAGGTTTCGGTGAATAATATTCGGGCACCAGTTAATGAAGATGTTAATCCTTATGGAACCTTTGATGTTGTAATCCGAAGATTAAGAGATTCCGATGATGGCAAACAGATTGTTGAATCTTTTAGTGGTTGTAACTTGAATCCAAATTCGGATGATTATATTCTAAATAAAATTGGTGACAAGTACAACACGTTTGATGAAAACACTAATAAGGTTATTGAAAAGGGTGAATATAATAACAAATCAAAATATATTCGTGTAGAAGTAAATCCTGAATTTGAAGCAGGCTTTCCACCAGATTATGCGGTTTTTGGAGTAACAGGGCCAACCAAATTTGTTGATACCGAATTTAACGTTACTACTCAGGCTGGATCAGGTGGGCTCATTGGAGGTTTAGGAAACTACATAGGGAAGAATACGCTTGGAACAAATATTCTAAGTGGTACTGTTGCTATGGGTGGTTTCAGAGTTCAATTCCCGTCAGCAACAACTCGTACAAATACAAGTGGTCTGGAAGATTTTAGAATGGCTAGTTTTGGAGCCTTACCAACCCCAGATAAGAGCGACAATTTTAAAGCGGATACTTTAGATTTAGTCAGAATCAAACCAGCGGGCGTTACCAATCAATATGATGCAGTAGCCAACGAGCTTGATTACCAATATATTACCTTCTTAGATAATGTTATTATTAGTGGTGCGATTGCTAATGCATCTACTTCAAGCCTACAAGCCTCTGCTAGCGTATTAGCATATGATACCGGTTCTAGAAAGTCTGGTTACTCTTTGTCTTCAACAGGATCATATCCATCAAACTTTAATGCTGGTCCAACTAGCGATCATGGCTCTTACAAAGCGGTACTAAACGCAGGTGCTGGTAATTTAACAACTCTGTTTTTTGGCGGTACTGATGGTTGGGATATTACCAAATCTGACCCATTGGCTCAAAATGAAATTGCAAGTAAGACAATCTCTGATCGCTTCTCCAGTTATGAAACATTCACGTTCTATAGAGCAATTGAAACTGTTAAGAATCCTGAACAAGTTTCTTACAATGTCGTTTCAGTTCCAGGTCTCATTAATGAGTCATTAACAAATCAATTAATTTCAAATACGGAAGAAAGAGCCGACGCTTTAGCAGTTTTTGATATTCCATTTGGATATATTCCAAAACATGAAAGACTTTACTCAAGCGTTTCAACGTTTAATTTAAACGCAGACTCAAATGGAGATTTGGTACAAGCTGTTAATAAGGTTAAAGATAGAAAATACAATTCAAGTTATGCTGCAACTTACTACCCATGGGTTAAGATTCGCGATAGCATCAACTCTAAAGATGTTTGGGTACCACCATCTATTGCTGCCCTCGGCGCAATGTCTTACACAGACCGCGTACAAGCCCCATGGTTCGCTCCTGCTGGCTTTAATCGTGGTGGGCTATCCTCTGGTGTCTCTGGGCTTCCCGTCGTCTCTACGGCTCTCAAGCTCTTCAAGGACGACAGAGATGATCTTTACGAGGTCGGTGTCAATCCGATTGCTACATTCCCAAATGAGGGTGTAGTTATCTTTGGACAAAAGACTCTACAGGTTGAGCGTTCGGCTCTAGATAGAATCAATGTTCGTAGATTACTTGTTTATCTCAAGAGAGGCATTTCTATAATCTCTAATAGAATTCTATTTGAACCAAATGTTCCAGACACTTGGGATAACTTCAAGAGACAAGCCATTCCTTTCTTAACTGATGTTAAGACTCGTTATGGTCTAACCGATTACAAGTTGGTTCTAGATGAAACAACTACAACCCCTGATCTAATTGATCAAAACATCCTTTATGCTAAGTTGTTCATTAAACCAGCAAGAGCAATCGAATACATCGCTCTAGATTTCATCATCACAAACACTGGAGCCTCTTTTGATGATTAATTTTAACAAAGACTATTTAAGTTTAGGAGATAAAAAATAAATGGCTACAGCAATTCCAGTATGGGCAAATCCAATAACAGAACCAAAAAGAAAGTTTAAGTTTATTTTAAACTTAGCTGGAATCCCAGCTTATGTTGTTAAAACAACTGATAGACCACAAGTCACAGTTGGTGAAGCAAAACATGAGTTTCTAGTCCATGATTTTTATTTCCCAGGAAGAGTCTCTTGGAATGAAATTAGCATCAGTCTTGTTGATCCAGTTGATCCAGATGTTTCTAGAAAACTATTAGACTTTGTTAGAAATGCTGGTTATGTTAATCCAGGTGATTTTAGTCCATCTCCTTCAGATCCAAACTTCCTAAGAAAGTCACTTAGCAAGTCAAAATTTATTGATCAATTGGGCCAAGTAACAATCGACACACTGAACTCTGAAGGTAGTGTTGTTGAAACTTGGAAGCTTAACAATGTCTTTGTTAAGTCGGTTACTTACAACCAGCTTTCTTACAGTGATGAAGGATTAATTGAACTTGGATTACAATTAAGATATGACTGGGCTGAATTAGAATCATTCGGCCCAACAGAATAATTTAGTTTTTAACTATTTATTTTATGTCCATCATCTCATCTGCTTTAAAATCATTTGGTGCAACAACATTAGGTAATGTAACCAAATATTCTCTCTTTAAC